TCCTGAAAATCATGGTCGGCGGCGAAGAGGTCTACGCGGAGACCCCGACCCCGTGACCCTCTCCAACGAATGCAACGGCTGCAAGCTCCTCGGCCTCCGCTGGTTGAAGCATCCACCCGCGAAGGGGATTGTTGAGACCTGTCCGCGGTGCGAGGCGCAATACCGGATTGACGGACTACCCAGGGACGAGAAGGGGAAAACTACCGTCCAGTTCACGGTGGTTCGGAGGGCGAAGTAGGCGACATATTGTCATGAGTTGTCATGGCGATATAGATATGGTCATATCCCGACAGTTTGATTCTTCCGGGGTAGGGCTTGGACCCAGACTCGCCCAAACCTAAAAGCGGACGTGGCGGCCGTAGAGCGGGCGCTGGACGTCCGCGCGGCTCGCTGAACACCCTCAATTACGGCGAAGTGAAGGCCCTGAAGGTAGCCGGGCTCCGAGTTCCGGACGACGCCACCGAGGACGAGTCCAAGCTGGCCGACGCCGCCCTGGCGCGGCAAATCGCCGTGATGATGGAGGACGTCCATCCGGACTTCGCGCCTCATGTGATGAAGGCCGCGACGAGCATCCGGGCCGAAATCTGTAAGCCCATCCCGACCAAGCTGGAGCACGCAGGGGCCGACGGCGAGCCGCTCGCCATTCGGATCGACATCACCGGGTCCAAGCGTTGAGGGGGCTGGATTACACGGCCCCGCCGAAAGTCGCCGAGTTCCTCCGGTCGAACGCCTTCGTCCGAGCCGTGGTTGGCCCTGTCGGCTCCGGCAAGTCCTCGGGCTGCATCGTGGAGTTGGTTCGCCGGGCCTGCGAACAGAAACCAGGGCCAGACGGGCTCCGGCGCACCCGGTTCGTTGTCATCCGGAACACCTACGGACAGCTTCGCGACACGACCCGGAAGACGCTTGAGCAGTGGATTCCGCCGGACTGGGGAACGTGGCACGAGCAGGCCTTCACGTTCGAGATGAAGTTCCAGGACGTCCACTCGGAAATCCTCTTCCGAGCCCTGGACCGACCAGAGGACGTCAAAAAGCTCCTCTCCTTGGAATTGACCGGGGCCTACATCAACGAAGCCCGGGAGGTGCCCAAGCATGTCCTGGACGTCCTCCAGACCCGCGTAGGCCGCTACCCATCCAAGATTCAGGGCGGGGCGACTTGGTTCGGCATCTGGATGGACACCAACCCGTGGCACGTGGGCCACGAGTTCTACAAGCTGTTCCGGTCCAAGCCTGAGGGACACGAGCTTTTCGAGCAGCCCGGCGGCAGAGACCCGGACGCGGAGAACGTCGAGAACCTCCCGCCCGGCTACTACCAGCGCCTTTGCGCCGGGAAGGATGCTGAATGGATTGCCGAGTACGTGGACGGGAAATACCCCGACGCGGACAAGGGCAGCATCTATGGCTCTCTCTTGGCCAGGCTGGAGGCTCGCGGCGGGTTGGCCGAGTTCGAGCATCCGAAGGATGGCGTTTTCGCTACCTTCGACCTGGGAGTGTCTGACTCCACCGCAATCTGGTGGTGGCGGATTGGCCGGCACGGCGTCCCGGACGTCATCGACTGGTACGAGGCCAGCGGTGAGGGCGCGGCGCACTTCTTCGAGGTGCTTCGGGACAGGCCGTACCAGCTTCAGAAGATTTTCCTGCCCCATGACGCCAGGGCGCGGACGTTCCAGACCGGCGTTTCCACCCTGGAGCAATTCCTAAAGGAGTTCCCGGGCAAGGTGGACATCGGCCCGGAATTGTCGATTGAAGACGGCATCGGCGCGGCCCGGTGGCTCTTGGAGCAGCCCGTCCGGATTCATCCTCGGTGCGAGCAGGGCATCGAGCGGCTCCGGCAGTACCGATACCAGTGGGACGAAGACAAAAAGGTCTTCAGCAAAAAGCCGCTGCACGACTGGACCTCGCACACCGCGGACGCCTGGCGGTACGTCGCTTGCGTGGTGAAGGAGACGGAGCTGGCGAGCCGCCCGCCCCCGGTCCCGCCCAAGCCAGTCATTCGCGGCCTCGAGTCGCACACCCTTGATGAACTCTTTGCCTCCAATAAGCCCAGGCGCAGCGGGAGAATCTGATGGCCAATGAAAACGTAGAGAGTCAGTTCGAGAAGACGCCTTCAGACCAAGCCCGCCGCTGGCAGATGGAACTCAAAGCTGGGAAGGACGCGCTGAAAAAGTCTCGCGACGAAGGCGAGAAGGTCATTAAGCGCTTCCTGGATGAGCGCGGGACGGACAGCACGTCCACCCGGTGGAACCTGTTTAGCGCCGACATCCAGAACAAGCGGGCCATGCTCTACGGGAAGACGCCGCAGGTCTCCGTAGACCGAAAGTTCGCGGACGCCCGGGACGACAAAGCCCGCGTTGCCGGCACCATCCTGGAGCGGATGCTCAATTGCGACATCGAGCGGGATGACGACTCCTACAAGCTCGCGCTCAAGTACGCCCTGGACGACTACCTCCTGCCGGGCAGTGGGTCCGCCAGGGTCCGTTACGCCGTGGAGATGGAGAAGGTCCCAGGCCAGCCGGCCACGGAACTAGCTCCCGAGGTCCCGGAGACGGAGCGCAAAGCCGAGGAATGGGTCGACGTCGATTACATCCACTGGAAGGACATTCTTTGGAGCCCTGCCCGGGTCTGGCACGAAGTCCGTTGGGTCGCCTTCCGAGTGGAGATGTCCCGCGAAGAACTGAAAGAGCGCTTCCCTAAGTTCGGCGACTCAATCCCGCTCAACGCGAACAAGGGTTATGCCTCCGAAGAGGACGTAAAGAAGGACGAGCCCTGGAGCCGCGCCGAGGTCTGGGAAATCTGGTCCAAGGATGACGGACAGGTCTACTGGTACGTAGAAGGCTTCCACCAGATTCTAGACGTCCAAGACGACCCGCTTGGGCTGGATGCGTTCTTCCCCTGCCCGATGCCGGTGGTGGCGAACCTCACCACGTCCAAGTTTGTCCCGCGCTCGGATTACTACCTCGTCCAGGACCTCTACCTCGAGATTGATGCCGTCTCGAGCCGCATCCGGAGCCTGCAAGAGACCGTCAAGGTCCGCGGCGTCTATGACAAGGCAAACCCCGAGGTCGCCAAACTCATCGACGACACCGCCGAAAACGGGATGATTCCCACCGAGTCCTGGAACAAGTTCTCCGAGGGCGGCGGGCTCAAGGGCGCTGTGGACTGGTTTCCTCTCAAGCCAGTCATCGAAGCCATGGCCGTGCTCCGGGACTACCGGCGCGAGCTCGTGGACATGGTTTACCAGGTCACCAACCAGGCGGACATCACCCGGGGGCAAGCAACGCAGGCCGGCGCATCGGCCACGGAACAGGCCATCAAGTCTCGCTCCGGCTCCGTGCGCATCCAGGCGATGCAGGATGAGTTCGCCCGGTTCGCTTCGGACCTTCAGGCGCTCAAGGCGGAAATCATCTGCAAGCGCTTCGACCCGGCAACCATCGTCGCCCACAGCAATATTGAGAACTCCGAGGACGGGCAGAACGTCCCCCTCATCCAGGCGGCGGTGGAGCTGCTCAAGTCCGGGAAGACGGCCTACCGCATCCAGGTGCGCCCGGAGGCCATCGCACTCTCTGACTTCGCCGCGCTGAAGCAGGAGTCGATGGAGGTCCTCGCGGGTGTCGCCGGGTTCTTCCAGGCCACCGCTCCGATGATGGCCAATCCGCAGGCCGCGCCGATGATGCTGAAGATTCTCCAGTGGAGCCTGGGCCGGATTCGCGGGGCCTCGAGCATTGAAGGCGTCATCGACGCAGTTATTTCCCAGACCGAGGAACAGGCGAAGCAGGCCGCGGCCAATCCGCAGCCCCCTCCTCCCGACCCGAAGATTCAAGCCGCTCAAATCAAGGCCCAAGGCGACCAGGCCAAGGCGCAAGCGGACCTGCTGAAGGTCCAAGCCGACCTCCAGGCGGATGCCCAGCGAAGCCAGATGCAGATTCAGGAGAACGACGCCAAGGAACGCAGCCAGGCCCAGTGGAACGTCCATGAGGCAGCGCAAAAGCAGATTGTCGCTAACGCTCTGAAACCGCCCGATCAGATGAAGGGGCCGAGCAACGGGAGGGGGTTCCCATGAACCTACTGGCCGGCCACCCATTTGATGTGTCGCGGCAGCCGCTTAACCACGTCCCGCTTCCTGTCTCCCTCGGCGAGAAGGTCATACAGGGCGCCCGTGGCGTCCTCCCTGTGTTTGCA